AAGTCTTCTTCACTTTTAAGAAGTTTATTTAAAAACATCCAGCATAGATAGCCCAGTGCTAATACAGCAAAGCCTAATACTCCATACTGTGTTAATACTTCAAAGGGACCAAATGACATTATTTCCTAGTTTTTCTTTTTATTGTTTTCTTTTCTGCTACCTCTTCTTTGAGCTTTTTATTTTCATCAAGATATCTCTTGATAAATAACCAAGCAACATATCCAAGAGCAAGTACTGCTAAACCAAGCGGACCATAGTCTGCTAGTTGTGCAAATACACCAAAATCTGGTGCTGTTGTTTCTACTGCTGTTGTATCCATTATCTCTGTAATATTAGTTGTTTAACTGCATCTGATAATTCACCAACAGTTCTAGCTAAGTTTTTAATTTCAAGCTGTGTCTGTTCTTGAATTGCCTGATACTTTAATCTTGATTCTTGTTCTACAAGTTCAATTTTTCCTTTAAGTTTACCAAGACTTTCTGTATTGTTTCTAACATCTGTGTGAATCATTCTTAAAAAATATCCTAGTACACCTGTTACTGCAATCAGTCCCCATTGTATTAATTGTCCTATTTCCATTATTTTATAATTAAACCTGTAGTTAATAATCCATTTAATAACAAAGAAATGTTTCTCTGTCTTTTTAGTTTTTTGATATCAAAAGCTTGTGATGTTATGATAGTATCTTGAGAGTTAATAATATATCTCTGCGCTACTATGATAGTATCCTGGGCTGCTATAATAGCATCCTTTTCTTTGTCTCTTTTATAGAGTACATGGATCATTGTGTCCTGAATCTGGACAATATTGAAGGTATCTCTAGAATTTTTTACATCATCTAGTTGTGCTTGTAAATCAAAAAGACCGTGATTAAGTTCAGCAATAATTGACTTACTGTTGTCAATTACTTTACCCTGCTCCTTAATTACAGTCTCTTTACCTTCAATTCTTCTTTCAATAGTCTTCTGTTTACTCACTGGATAAACCTGTGTAGGTTTTCTCATAAGCAAGAACAGGCACATCACAATAAGACATACCTGTAATATAGTTGAAAGGTTAATGCGTGATATATGTATATACTTCATACATATAATATACAAAAAAATTATAACATTCCTAGCATGTATTTCTCTGCATTTTTAGTGGTTTCATCAGCATTTAGCATAATCTTAATGATTTCTGTATCAATATGTTTAGGATGCACATACCAATCTTCATATGCACTTGCATCATCTGGTGCAATATTACTTGCAACTAAAAGATATCCTTTACTTAATAAATAGTTCCTTGATAAAGTTCTATAAGTTTTTGTAATATCTGCATAGTAGTCATGCTCAAATGTGATAACACCAAATTGACACTGCTCAAATGGAATCATTTTTAGAATCTCAAAGGTTGTTTTAGGTGGCTCACAGTCTACCTGTAAGTAGTCAATATATCCTGTAAGTTTAGTATAGTCATACATAGTTGCATCACAATGCACAATAGTATTTTTACGTGACTGTTTAAACTTATCTACTTCTTCCTTTTTAATTTCTAATGATGTTCCTGTCCAGCCAAACTCTTCTAACAATGCTGTATTACTTCCATAGAATGGATCTGCTGCACCAATCTCAAAGTATGTACCATTTCTTTTACCATTTAACATAGTTAGAATAAACATATCTTGATATGTCTGAGAATAGTTCTTCTCAATATTTTCAGATCCAGGAAACTTATACTTTAACTGATCATAGAATCCTTTATGGTATCTTAAAAATGGATCTGGTCCAGAACCTAATGATGTAATATTAGTTTGTACCAATTTTTGGTAGAATTCTGAAAGCTCATCTTTATTCTCAGCAAGTTTAAAAAAGATATTTCTTGCTTCTCTTCCCTTACCAATCCACCATGCTGAAACAGCTTTCTGAAATTCTAATTGGTATTTGCCCAAATAACCTACATTAGAACTAACTTGGACAGAATTTTCAATATGTTGTAAACCTATTACGGCATAAGAATATGCTTGAGAATAGTTTTTATGTTGCTCATGATATTCACTTAGAAATAAATATGCTTCTGGTCTATCTGGTTTAAAGGATACTGCATTTAACCATAGACCAAGTTCAGTAGTTCTTCTTCTACCTATTCTCTGTAAGCACTTAGCAACCATCAATAGTGCTTCATATGTTAGATCATCATCTTTAGAATATTCTGCAGTTCTTATGTAGAATGACATTGCAGATGCTAGGTGACCAGATTCATAATAGTACTCAGCTAAATTATAATTGCATATTCCAGAGTATGGATTATTAATAAACTTTTCTAATTTACTTGGAGTAACTTTATTAACCGTATTAAGTTTAGTAGGTTCATCTGGGATACCACACATGTAATTAAATACGCTTTCTGGAAGTTTCACTATAAATGCTGTACTATCATGAAATCCAAATGGAATAATAAAATTTTCTCCATCAAAGGCTAAACCACATGAAAATTCTATTGCAGCAGTCATAAACTTAAATGCATCAGAATGGTAAACTATTTTCCAATCTTTATCCCAAACAATAAATCTATGATAATACTGTGCATCTTTTTTACCCTGCTCATTATTCCATAAGTTTACTTCATGTGTAAGTGCTACATACATATCACAATATGTAATAACTTGGGATCCACCTCTTATGTCTCTAGGAAAGATTATATCTTGTTCTACTACACATACTGTTTTAGATGTTCCCTTTTTGGGATCAACTTTAACAACTTCTGTAGGATTAGTCCACTTCACATAATGAAATGGCATATCAAGAATTGGCATCCAATTCTTTTCACAATATGAATATGTAGGAGGTTCTATTCTATGTCTTTCAACTTCTTTCCCACCAGCACTTAATTTAGAAAGTTCCATTCTACCTTCTCCAGAAGTTTTAGTGTCTCTGCGCACACCTGTAAGGAAGATTTCATTTTTCCAGTAAGTTATTCTAGCATCTTCAAGACCCACAAATTCCCAAACAGGAGGAATATCTAACTGTGATGTATCAACTCTTTTATATTGATCAATTGATAAATTATTGGGATCTAGTTCACATAAATAGTTTGTAGTTCTAAGTGTAAGATCATCTTCAGGATTTAGATATGAGAGAGGACCCCACATTGTCTGGTATTTCTGATCTCCTTCACTATGATATAGTGCATATTGAACATGTCTCAGATTAAGTAAGTATTTACCATCCATATAAAATACAGAAGGGTTAGTAAGACCCAACCCTTCTGTTATACTTGATGGAATTGTTAAGTAATTAACTGATCCTCCGTTAGCTAATGCTAGTTGACATAAATTATTCATACTGTTGGTTTTACCAACAAATATAAAAAATATATTATAGATCCCCTACTCTTGTTACACTAAATGCAGTAGGTGCACCTAGGTCAGCTGGGAATGGAGCATTGGCTGATGGTTGAACACGTGGTTGAATATAGAATGGTAATGAAGTAACTCTAACTAAGAAGCTACTATTTTGTATCTGATTAGTATTAGTTCCTTCATATCTCATTAATCCTATGATAGTATTGAATGTCCAAACTGTACCATTTGTTGATGTATATAGTGTAGTTGAGAGAGTCATATTTGAACCTAGGTCATAAAAATGAGCTCTCACATTTACAATATAAACTCCTGTGTATAAAAACTGAACAGCAGCATTAGCCGTAGATAAGTTAGAAGAAGTTAAAGCAGCACCATAACTAAATACAGAACTATTAAATGCAATTGTATTATCTACACCATTTGTTAGGTTTACATATCCTGTTGTATATGCTAATTGAATATTACCATCTAATGGTCCAAGTGTTCTTGCTACCTGTACAATATTTGCAAATGCACTTGCACCTGAAGGTAGCGGAGCACTTGCCGCATTTGTTCTTAATGATAAATCAGTATCATCTACTGTAAATGCAAATTGAATTGTATCACCTGCATTAAATGCTTGTGTTATTTCAAGTGTAGTTGAAGTGCCAGTTAGTGGGGGCACATGTTCTCTTACTGCTGTACCAATAAGTGCTGTACCATTTACTTTTGCATATAATGTTCCATTTGCTGCATTTACAGCATCACTATTTTGGAATTGTACTTCACATTGTATTTTATATACTGCAGCTTCATTAATTCTAAATGTATTACCAGCAGAAATAGATACACTATTAGAACCATAACTACTTGCAAAAGCAATTATAACTTCTGTGCCTGTAGCTCCTGCAGTTTGATTAGTTGTGTCATATGCAGAAAAATAATAACCAACTACTCCCGGATCTCCTTGCAAACCTTGAATACCTTGTATCCCCTGAGCTCCTGTAATACCCTGAATACCTTGAGCCCCTGTATTTCCAATACCTTGTATACCCTGAATACCCTGAGTGCCCTGAATTCCAGTTGCACCTTGAATACCAGTTGTACCTTGCACACCTTGTATACCAGTATTACCAGTTGCTCCAGTTATACCTTGAACTCCCTGAATACCTGTACTACCTATAGTTCCCTGAATTCCCTGAATTCCTTGAGCTCCTTGAGTTCCTGTTAAACCTTGGGTACCTTGAACACCTTGAAGTATTCCTGCTACATTTTCAATTTGCAAAACTGCAGGATAACCTGTTCCAGTAGTTATTATTAAACTTGCAGAACTTGAAGTCCAAGTTGCTCTAATATCCTGATTAGAAGCAGTAATATTAACAAGACATTCAGTTTCTATAACCGTTTGCCCTCCACTAGGAACAGTAACAGTAACAGTTGCTTCAGTAATTGCAGTTACACCTTGTACGATTTGTAAAGTAGCTGTTTGAATTGATCCACTACTATTAACAACTTGAATTTGTACATAAACTCTATACCAACCAAAATTACTAGTTACAATGCCAGCATTTGTGCCATATGTACTAGAAAATGTAAATCCATTATTATTAAGAAATACTCCATCAAAAGTAATGATCTGTCCTGAACCAGGAGTAACGGGAATTAAACTTGAATTTCTATAAATAGTTGCAAAATAACCTTGAGAACCAAAACCAGCAGGTCCTTGAATTCCTTGAGCAGCAAAAGCACCATCAAGTCCTTGTGGTCCTTGTATCCCTTGAATACCTTGAATACCTTGCAATCCTTGCAATCCCGTAGCACCACCTGCTCCTACAAGTCCTTGTATACCTTGAATTCCTTGTATACCTTGACTACCTGTTAAACCTTGTAAACCTTCTATACCTTGAATTCCTTGAATACCCTGAGATCCAGTATTTCCTGTAGCCCCAGTAGTTCCCTGAATACCTTGTATACCTTGTATACCAATTCCTGTAGCACCTTGGCTTCCTTCTAATCCTTGTACTCCTTGGATACCTTGCGCACCAGTTGCACCTGTACTACCTTGAGTTCCTACGGCTCCTTGCGTTCCAGTGGCACCTTGTGCACCAGTGATTCCTTGTATACCCTGACTACCAGTGTTTCCTACAGAACCTTGGATACCAGTAGCTCCTTGTGTTCCTATCTGTCCTTGAACACCTTGAGTACCTTGGATTCCCTGAATTCCTTGTGCTACAAATGCGCCATCTAAACCTTGTACACCTTGCGTACCCTGTACACCTTGGATTCCTTGGGCTCCTCCGCCACCACCGCCACCAATAACAATACTTGTTGACATAATTATGAAATATATATGATTAGAAATTCTGTTCCTGTAGCATCATAATCAATAGCATCTAAAGTATTGTTAAGTGCACCTGCATCAAAATTAATTGTTTCATACGGTTTAATAGTTGTTCCTTTAACTGTTCCATCAACAGTACCTACATTTCCAAAGGATACACTATATTTTCCAGCAGTTACTGTTCCTGCTGCATTATCTCTAAGAACATTAGTTACTCTTGCTTCTGGATTAATATTAATAGTAACCCCGGTAATTGCACTTATTACATCTGCAATTCCCTTAAGAACTTTGTATTGAAAGGAGAAGTTATTCTTCTTATCTCCGTATGAGTTTATATTACCAACTGACATGATTAGTATGTTTTATATAAAGTAAAAATTTCTGAGTAAATAGAGTTATTTACATTGTTACTACTCCATTGTGCAGTAACTGTTAGGGTGTTAAGTATTGTTGTATCAAATGTAGTACTATTAACCACACTAAATGTATCTCCTTCAAAAGCATTTGATGCATTCTTCATATATGTAAACTGTCCTCCAGATGCTATGATTGCAGTTCCAGCAGGCCCAATTGCTCTTACTGTAAAGTCAATCCACATAGTCCAGTGTAAACTATTAATACCGGGCATTGTTATTGCTCCTGTATCTGCAAGAACAACACTACCAGATTTAACCCTTAACTCTAATGTATCATTATTATGTGCAGAAATATGTCCTGCAAATTGTGCTCTAAAACTATCTCCTACAGCAAAGCCATTTGCTGGTATTGATAAAGTACCTAAACCTGTACCAATTAATGATCCTTCAACAGTTGTTGCAGCAACTGGTGTACTATTTATTGTCTGTGTAAATAATCCATACAAACCAGATGGTGGAGAAGGTGGTATAAGTGGTATAATTTCATTAATTAAATCTTGAACTGAAATTGCACCTGTTAGATACTTATCATCTCTTCTTAGATCTCTTAAACCTACAGGCAACAATGTATCAGCAGGATCTACTGATGTAAATCTTCTACCTGACTTTATCCAAGAAATAAAATTTAAGATATCCATTCTATAGCATATAGTATAATATACTAAAAAATATCTGTAAAAACAAAAAAAGTCTTAATTACTTAAGACTTTGAATTTGTTTAGTTTATTCTTCAAGAGGTAATTGAGGAATCTCAGAATCTAATAAAACTGGTTCATTATATTCTTGACCATAGTTTGCTAGTTCAGTAATCAGTTCTTCTTTTGTTTCAAAATAAACCAGTTTAGGTTGAACTGTAGTTACTATTGCGCCTTCTGCTAATTCACTATAATGAAAAACATCTGTTTCATTTGTTGCTAAATACCACATATACATCTATTTAAATTATACCTCCATCAGCAATAGTCCAGTTATTTGGTGCACTTGTTAATATAGCTCTTGCAGCTACTGCAGCTGCTGTATATTTAAGTGCCCCCATATTAATACTTATATTTGGTTTAACTGGACGTGATGCCCAACCAATTAATAAGTTATCATAATTTGCTGGAGAATAGTTTGCAGAAGTTTGAGGTTGCATAAAGTTAGCAAATGCTGTTACGTTAGATACATTCCAACTACCAATAGGTTGATTAAAACTTGGATTATTTCTAAACATGTTACTCATATTTGTCACAAGTTCTGTATTCCAACTATTAATAGATGATGAACCACTATTATTAAATGCTACTGGTACAGGAACTGGTGTACTACTTCCTAACATATATGACATGTCAGTTACTTTAGAAACATCCCATCCACCAATATTTTGGTTAAATTTATTATTACCATGAAACATTGAAGCCATAGTTGTTACTTTACTTGTGTTCCAAGATCCAATTCCTGGATTTCCAGCATTATTAAATGATCCAGGATCAATATAATTACCCCAAAACATAAAGTTCATTCTTGTAACATTAGCTGTATTCCAACTTGATAAATCAACATTAAAGAACTTTTGATATTGGAATGCAGATTCCATTGTAGTTACATTAGATACATCCCAGTTTTTAATTGAGTCTGATCCAGCATTAGTAAATGAACCAGGTGCATTAAAACATCCTACAAAATATGATATATCAGTGCACTTATTAGTTATATTCCATTTACCAATTTCTTGATTAAAAAATCTTTGATTAAAAAATATTGTAGATATTTGCTTAGCATTAGACATATCCCAATTTTTTATACTATCAGATCCACCATTGTTAAATAAACCATATGGTAAAACTGAACTGCTTCCTCGAAACATAACCGAAAAATCTTCACCTTTAGAAGTATTCCAATTACCTATGTTATCATTAAAGTTTATAGCTTCTCTAAAGAAGTTTCTAAAGAATGTGATTTTAGATACATCCCATTTATTTACTCCTGGAATAGTTGCTAATCCTGTACATTCTCTTAAGAATCCTGTAACTTGTGTGCAGTTCTTAAAGTTTGGATAGTCTTGTAAACCGTTTAATGTAAGGTTTGTACATTGGTAAAATGCTCCTGCTATTAATGTTGAAGTAGAATATGTTACAAACTCAAGACAACCAAATTGAGTAATTGAAGTAAGTTTTCTTCTATCACTAACTACAGCCGCAGGCGTTGCCACAAATCCTGCAAAGTCCCATCCTTTAATAAAACCAGTAATAGTAACTGTATACGTTCCTGGTGCAGCATAGGTATGCGTTACTTGTGGTTGATTCCAAGTAGTAATATTATCTGAAGTATTATCACCCCAGTTTACAGTAAACTTATATACACCTGTTGAAATAAGAGGTAATCTAATCTGATTATTTGCTGTAGAACCAGTATATGTTATAGCCGTATTCCATGTTGAGATAAACGGCTTTGCAGGTATCTTTAACCTGGATGATTGATACGCTCTTGACATAATTTAGATGTTATTGTGTAACCCAGTATTCTACTCTTGTACCACCACACCATTCAGCATAGATAATATTAAGTACACCTGGTACATAAATACCACCACCTACCAATACCCAACCTGCAGGCATAGAAGGTGCAATAAGACTATTATGATAGATCTTTTGTACAATACCTAACTTAGCATTAGTAAGATCATTAGTAATGTTACCAGTTGCTGGAGCAGATGCAGTATTAAAAACTTTTTGAGTTTGAAAATCAATTAACAAACCAGTAGTTTGTACAGCACCATCAAATTGAGATTGAAGATCTCCTACTCTAATTGCTGATGGTTGATATACACCAGGTGTTCTAGAATCTCTTACACCAAGTGCAATTAGATCATCATTTCCTGCTGTTGATCTAACTTTTCTAGTAGCAATTAGATTAAAAAAATTGACAAGATTATTTAACATGATTAGTTAATTTGATATAGTTCGTAGTATACGTACAATGCTCCTGTCCAGTTATCTACTCCTGCAACTGCTGGGTTAGCATTAAACAAGTTAAAGTTTAAGCCAGATGCAAATCCTGTAGTAATAAGATATGGAATTGCCGTATCATCTCCCAATGGACTATAATATAAAGAGTACTGAACATATACATTATCTCTATTAGCTATTGTAAGATCCAACTCCGGATTATCAATAAAAAAGTTTACACTAGAAGCAAAAGCTGGATCTGGTGTAAGAACTGGGCCGGTACCTAAACCAACAATATCAATAATACCTCTTGGTGTAGTTACAGTAACTAGTGAAGTCTGTGTAATATCTAGTTCATAATGTACTGTATTTGCTTCACATCCAGATTCTACCAAATCTTTAATAGGCATAGCATATGTTTGGTAGCTATCACCTCTTTGAATAGGTCCTACATTAGCTCCTACAGCAATTAAATCTGTATCAGGATTATTAGCTTTTGATCTAATTAGACCAGCTGTTTTTAAGTAAATAAAATTTAAAATGTCCATAGCTAATTATATTTATAGATATACTCTAATTTCTATTGGTATTGTGTATAGAGAACCATTATTTGAACCAATCAATTCAATAATATTTGTATTGCCATAACTACAAATCCAATTTTCACCACTATAATAACCACCAAATAAAGGATAAGTTTTATCTGCTGTAAATAGTCCATCAGAATTAGCTGAATAATTTCCTACATCATTATAAGTAAACCAAATATTACCAATAGTATTCTCTAATACTGTTGCTACGGGTGCGCCGATGTTTAAAGAAAATATAGTATCATTATCTAAATTACTTAATGTAATATCCTGTGTTAAAATAAAATATGTACCAACATTACTATTTGGAGCACCTATTGAACTATAATTTATATTATTTATGTTAGCAAATATTTGAACAGTTGTTCCTTTTGTGGCACTACTTATATCTCCGCCTCCATCTCCCTGCATAAATTTAAGGTCATCCCCTCCACTCTGCGTCAACAAAGCAGTGAATACTTTATAAGAAGGAGTAGGAGTAATTTGAGTTACTAAGTCTTCAACAGAAATTGCTCCTGCTAAATAGCCATCATCTCTTTTTGGATCCTTAAGACCTACAGGTAAGAGTGTTTTAGCAGGATCTACAGTAGTAACTTGTCTACCACCTCTGATCCAAGAAATAAAATTTAAAATATCCATGGTTATAAATATTAAATGTATACAGTATAATATACAAAAAATATTTTAAATAACAAAACCTCTTCCTAATTAAAGAAAGAGGTTGTGTAATGGGAGGGAGAACTTTCTTTAAGGTCTCCCCAAAGGGAGAACTTTCTTTAAGGTCTCTCCTAAGAGAGAACTTCCCTTAAGGTCTCCCATGTATCTTATGTAATTACAACTCTTGAAATATTATCTGTTGTAAATTTAGGCTTACTATCATTAGCAAATCTTAGTACAAATGTATCACTCATAGGTCCTATTAAATAAGGAGCATCTGGAGTTGGGTTTGGATTATCAATTACAATAGCTACTTTAAATTTTTGCTTTTGAGAGGAAAGACCAACACCACTAGCTACTGTAACACATGCACCTGGACATTCAATTTCTTTATAAGCGCTTTTTTTAATTTTACCAGATATCTGGAAATAATAACCTAAATTATTAGTATCATTTCCAATTTGTTGTGGGTTGAATGAAACATAATCTGAAGCAACAGACTGACGTCTTAGGAATGTAGGTTGTACAGTATTAACACTAAAAGCTATAAATGTTGCTTGTCCTGTATTATTTAGCAAAGTCCAACCACCTCCAGAAACTGGACAATCTCCTGTAACATTTGATATAATATCCTTTTCAGGATCTGAAGTAGGATGAGCAGACCAATTGTCTCCTATATCCCAGTATAGTATATAGCTTACTGGTCCTGATGGCCCCTCAGCATCAAACTGATAATATGGTTTTCCATTAATTGTTCCCACAGCATCGTAGTCACCAGCAATAATTCCATCTGTTGTTTCTGTGTATATGTAAACTCTATCCAGGCAAGATGGTGTAGTGTTTTCTACAACTGTAACCCACTCAAGTGCATCAAGACCAAGGTCAGATAAAAGAAACTTTGCATATGGTGTGTATGTAGGTAATGTAAATTCTGTGTGTCTTATGATTGGTAACTCTCCATCACTAGTATATCTTTGAATTCCACCCCAAAATCTAGTACCATTACCATCTAAGTGTGCTGTATGAACAAAACCAGATCCTGTCACAATATCTGATTTAATTTTTTTGCTTTTTTGTCTAAATAAAAAGAGTTTTGGATTATACTGTTGCCAATCAGTAGTTTGATAGAAATCAAGTTGAGCTTGTACATTTCCTTGTACAGGTTTTATAATAACTTTAGGAATCTCAATACTTCCACCACCAATTTGTGCAGCTAAATCTTCTATAGAGATACCACCAGCTAAATACTTGTCATCTCTTCTATTGTCTCTTACACCTACAGGAACTAAAGTAGTAGCCGGGTCTACATTGGTAAACTTTCTACCACCTCTAATCCAAGATATGAAATTTAGAATGTCCATCTTTTATTGTCTATAGTATAATATACAAAAAATTTCTTAAATAAAAAAATCCCCAGATAAAATCTAGGGACTTTGTTGACAGGGTAGAGGATTTACTAAAGAAGAAGCTATCCTATCATATATCCTAAAAGAAAAGCTACAATTATCATGGCAAATATAGTCCAGTTTGCAATAGCTCTTCCTTTCTCATCATCTTGATACATATTGTGCATCTTATTATATACTGGTCTTGTCATTGCATTAATAACAATCCAAAAAAATGCTAAAGCATTTAATCCTAAGATGAGAGACAGTAATTTAATCCAAGTCATAGTGAGTCAATTCTTCTTTGTAAATATACTAAAGCTTTTTGTAAGTCTTCTTTTGTTGTTGTCTTACTTTTCTTTCCAGCCCTAGCTAGATATTTGATTACATTACCAAGATAGAAATCTTTATCCAATCCCCAAGCTTCTAATACATTGAAGACTTCATAGGGATTGTCTTTTCCTCCGTAGTG